ACTTTGATCTTATTTTGATCAATTGAAGTCGATTTGTTCATTTTCTTCGTTATCATCAATATTAAATCCAGACCCTTGATTAGAATTTTTAACAACTTCCATTCTTGTTTTACCCTCGGTAATTTTAGCGCACCAACCTTTCATATGACAGTTGATATAGTCATTATCTTCTATACCAGCACCGTGGCGACTAATAACCGGAATTAATTTTCTATTGCCATTTGATGCTCCGTCCTCTGCGATTTCTTCATCAGACTTGCGCTTAAAAATACTAAAATTACTACATAGCCAAATAATTCTATCAGATCCGCTTGCAGTATCAGTAGTTTCTTTTGTAATACCATCTCTATTTAATTGAATAAATGCAACTATTGGTATTTGATACTTGCATGCAAAGTTATGCAAACTAGTCATCATAAACCCCAAAACCTGATATTCCTTCATATCCTGACTAATACCAACACTATCCATAAGTTTCAAATAATCATAAAATATAACACATTTTTTAGCTGTACCATCACTATTTAATCCTACATTCTTTACTATCCATCTTTTCATAATGGATAATTGTTCTTCAAATGGTTTGCCCGGTATCGGCTTATAATACAATGGAGTCTCCTTAAGCTGCTTAATAGCATTAGCAACCTTGTCTCTCATTACTGTTGACTCATTAAATTTACCAGTTTCTATTTTATTAATTTCTATCTCAGTAATCATAGCAATTAGTCTATGAATATGATCTTCTTTTGTCATTTCTGTATCTAAATTTAGTACTGGTATATTGAGCTTATTAGCAATATGAAATCCCATATTGTCGGCTAATAATGTTTTACCGGTTTTTGGTCTTGCTGCTATAACATTAATAGTGCTTTTTCTTAATCCCCCACCAATAGCATTATCATACGCCGGAAAACCTGTTGATATACCAACCTGATTGATTGGATTATTAACTAAGTTCTGAATATAATCTTCTAATCCAGCAGATACATGGGCTGGTTGATTTTCTGTATCGCTCAAGGAAGAAGCAAAATTAAAAACAGTATCTTCAGCAATATTCAATATGTTTGTTATGCTTTCTGTACCGTCTATATCTAGGATTTTATCTTGTGCTTCTTCAAGCTCTTTATGTAATTTTCTAGCTATCTCTAGTTTTTTAATTTTTGCAGCAAATAGTAGGGCGTTCTCTTTTTTTGCTGGAAAATCTAAAATAGCCTTAAGATGTAGCGTCTCTTCTTTTTTGTTTAAGATATGATCAATTGATAGAGCCTTGGCTGTAGAATAAATAAGTGCTATATCAATATGAGTATTTTTTTCTGATGTTTGAAATATCTTCTTAATGCACTGATAGATATATTTATTGCTATCAATGGTAAATGAAGATTCACTAAGTAAATCCGAAATATCTAAATAAACATCATCACCATATTTGCATATGATTGATAATAATGCTCTTTCGGCTGATGGGTCTGATAATATCATTTTATTTAACCTGGATTAGTTGAACACTTATTACATTTGTATCTATCAACAGAATCATGTAGCAATGACGGGCTGATAGTCTCCCTTTTGCCACAAGATCTACAAACAACATCTACAGATGAGAACTGTCGAGTTCTTGGTGTTGGTGGAGAACTATTAAGTATCTTATCAATTGCAATATCATCTTTATGAAGATCTTTGACTCCCATACTTAAAAATTTATTCTTAGACTTTTTCTTTGCTTTAACACTTTTTGTATTAACTACAGAATCTTCTTCTTCATGATCATCAGATTGCGTATCAGAATCTGTCTTAGTAAGACCCTTTTGTAAAATAGCTATTAATTGTTTAATGTCGTCATTGTCAAGAGGCATGCTTCACCTTTGTTTTTTGAACAGAAAGAATAATATCAGATAAATTTTTTACACTATTAGCTAAATACGATAATCTATCCATCCTTTGTTTAGCGTATTTTTTAATTCTATTTAATGCTGACGCTTTCTCATTATGTTTAATTGCTTGTAATGATTTTTCAACAAAACCGTAGCCCTTATAATTATTTATTTCATCAGCTATACTTTCTTTCATAGATTCTTCAGCCCAATTATGTCTGGCAATTTCTCTATTCAGCGTGCGCTGTAGAAAAAAAGCATACTGTGCTAATCTATATGATATTTGGGCGCAGTCCTCTGGCGTGAGTTTTTCTATTGAGTCTCTACTCATAGTAAAATATTGATTTAGTTCCCCTTCTATGAAATTATGAGAATCTGAGTACTTTCCTAATCCAATACCAGATTCGTATTCATCTAAGATCTTGTCCCACTCTTCTACTTGGTCTTTAGTTGTTTTTATCATTGATTATTTTCCTCCATCCTGGTTCATCATCAAATGGTAATTCTATATAATTTATACCATTAATAACGCACCATTCTTTTTTACTTTTGTCTCTTTTTTGAGCTTTTAGAAAAGCTAATTTATTAGCATGATAGTGAGGCACAAACTTATAGTGTTGTTCACCATGAACTTCTATGCACATTTTAATAAGGGGTATATAAAAATCTAAATATAGTGTCTCACTCTTTCTAACAGAAATTGGAACCTCTTCTAGAATTTGCATTGTTGGATATAGGTCTTTTAATAAAAGTCTAGCTTTTATATGATAACTAGATTTGTGTTCTATTGATCCTTTAACAATATTACCTGTAAGATTCCAAGCAATATGGTTACCGTCTAAATCCTTTACATTCATTTAAGACCCATGGTTTTTTTAACTTCTTGATATAGATCATTGTAAACTTTAGGATTATCGATTAAAAATTGTCGTACCTTTTCTGTTCCTTGAAATTTACTCTTTTCGTCATTTAGAAAATCAAGTGTATACCAAGCGCCGCCCTTATTAATTAAGCCTATATCCACAGCTAAATTAACTAATTCCATTTGTTTATCTATACCTTGTCCATATCGAATATAGCTAGTAATATTACCCCCAGGTGGACCTAAAGCTGAACACAATGTTTGCCATTCAACCTCTTGACCCACTTGAGTATTATCAGAACTTAATACCCAAGGCTTAAAGCTTTTTGCTCGTAGTTTAATATCTGTTTGATAAGCTATAGCCTGACCACTCTTCTCTTTGAATTCTGCACCATATCCTGTTGGATTACCCATTAAGTGAGTGATACCAATAACTATATTTTTATTAACAGGGATAACATTTGCTACCTTGCGACAAAACTTAGCCAATAATTTGGCCCCATCAGCGCGTTGCATCTTATCCATATCGCTAGTAATTTCAGCCTCTGTACATAATGCAGAATAGGAGTCTATGATAAGAACAGATCCAGGTTCTTCATTTATAATTCTTTCTGCAATTTGTAGATATTCCTCAGCGTGTAAAATTTTCCCTGTTTGTGATCCAATAATTTGAAATCTATCTAAAACTATATTTGGAATACCTTCGATATCTCTTTTCTTGAGTCTACCTTCAATATTGAGATAATATACAGTTCTTAATTTACCATTACAGGAGTATTCTTCTTTTTGTGCTGTTGATGCGAAATCTAGTGATGTGGTTGTTTTGCCGCATTTTGGTTGACCAGTAAGAACCACAAAACTACCTTCTGGAACTCCACCACCAAGTATAATGTCGATGGCAGGGCTCACCGGTATAGTTAGCGATTCTTTATCTATAACAGAATTTGCTGATAAAATTATATTAGCCCCGAAATCTTTGGTGATACTATCTTGTAAACCCATTATCTAATTCCTTTAATTTATCTAGGATTGAAAGTTTAACGCTATTATCCTTACCTTTGTCCAATAGGTTTCTTTCGATATTTTTATTTTGACCAGTTGGAGCTTTGGGTGCAGAGGCTTTCGTTTTTTCTATTATACCCACAAGGTGAGGTGCTCGCAAAGAATAAATTTTAAGTCCATATGAAGAATTCAAAGCATGAACTATTTCTGTAAAGCTATACGTTTTCAGTAATTTATTTGCTGCGGCTATTTGTCCTTTATATTCCTTTTCCCATTCTTCTGACAACCAAAATCTATAATGTAAATCTTTTTTATTTCTTTTAGCTAATCTTTCACAAATCATCTCAGCTATATATTGTGCTGCTGATACGTCCTTACCATTAGAATATTTAGAAGGATATTTATTCCTCACTACTATTTTTCTCCTCGCTCTAATAAGTTTTGTAATACTATTGCTCTAGCTCCAAAAGTTTTAGCATAATAATCCATATATTGAAGATGTTCGATACACCATTTCAAAGCCTCAATCTCAGCATTTGAAAACTTAAACGGTGTTAATGAAGTGTATAATGGAACAATAGTATCTCCAATATTCTTCTTTTCTTCTAATAGATCTTTAGATATACTAACATCCCCAGTTTGATCAGACTGATGGATTATAGCCCATCCTATAGGTTCTTGATTATTCATATCTAATTAGGCTTAAAAATGCAATCAGCATTTCTTGTTGGGCCTGTGTTGATTTGCTTTTTAAATTCATCATTAATTTCAGAAGCTTCTTTTGTCATTATGGCAACATTATTAATCTTTTTATTTGATGTATGCCTTATCATAAGTTCTTTAGACTTAATTCTGGTGGATTCTGATTTAACGGCCAAGGGTTTTGTATTGGCTAAATTATGTTTTTCCACATACGACTTTACTTGTTTAACGGTCAAATCTAATTCTTCGCTAATCTCTTCTATTGTCTTATTTTGACTAACTAGCCAATTAATAGCATAACCTAAGTTTTTTGTAATCTTCATCAGTTCAACTCTCTTTCTGCATTAGTTAACCATGCTGTATTTTTAGTTTTCAAAAAATTAACATACATATCAAAAATTTTGGAATTAACTTCTTTAAATTGCCAAGCCTTTTTACCTATTTTAGACATAAACTTATTTGCTGTACCTTCTGAAAACAATCCTATTGGATTGTATATTTTACCATAGGTTCCAGTTTTGATATAGTATTTTGTACTATTGGTTCCTATGATCTTTTTTGCAAAAGTATCATCATTTTCAGTATCTAATCTAGGATTTTTATTATTATCTAAAAATTTATGC